TCTGACGTAGAAGAAGTATGGGGTGATGAGTGGGATGCTGAACCAGCTTCAGGCCGACCATCACCCCCTAATATTGAATACATTAAGAAAGTCGGTGTTTTGAGAAACTCAGATATTGAGTTACACTTAGTTCAAAACTCAGACTTTTTTTCTGTTTATGACGCAGTTGAAGATGTTATTGCGTTGGGTTGGGAAAAATCAGATTCCGAGTTTGTTGTTGATGAAAACTACAAGAGATTGGTTTTCAGATATGGTGAGTCTGTTAAATCAGTAGAAGATAAATTATATGAGAGAGACATTGTCCTTTCATACGAAAAAAGTTTTGTTACACATGACTAACAGAGAGAAAAAAATAGTATCCTTATTGGAGGAGGGATTTTCTTATCATACGATTAAGAAGATGTCCGATACACATATTAATTTGTTATATAACAGGTTAGTAAACGAGGAAGAAACCTCTACAGTACAAAAAACTACATATTCTAAACAGGATATACAATCAATGAAAAATAAAGGTGCCGGATTAAAAGTTAATAATGGAACTGTAACACCTAATGATGACGGCTCAGTAACAGTGACTCAAGAAATGGGTGAGGATGATTCTACCGCATTAGATAAAATGGCAAATTTAGACAAATACGAAGACTCAAATCCTGAAGGTAACGAAGATGGTCCATCAGACAATATGAATGCTAATGATGGTATGGGTATCTTTGAAGATATTAATGAAGAAGAGGTATTGGAGGCTTTATTTGGTAAACCTAAGATGAAAACCCCTATAACTACATTAGGTATGTTTGAGGGTGAGTTAGAAGAAAAGTCAGTATCACAACAACAACAGAAGATTATGGGATTAGCGCTTTCTGTTAAAAGGGGAGATACCCCAAGAAGTGAAGTATCAAAAGACGTTTTAGACATGGTTGATGGTATGACTGAGAAGGAACTTGAGGATTTTGCTTCCACCAAACACAAAGGTTTACCAAAAAAAGTTAGTGAAGAAGAAAAGATTAGGCAGATTGAAGAAAGTATCGTATCTTTGATTAAGAAATCTCAAGGAAAAGTGATAACTAAAAAAGATTTGTTGGAGGAGCAACCAAACATCGCACCTGCAAGACCTACGGTTAAACCTGGTATTAAACCTGAAAGAGGTACACCATACCAACCAAAACACAGTCCAAAACCTAAGGCAGGTACGGAAGTTAAACCCGCAAGACCTACGGTTAAACCTGGTATTAAACCTGAAAGAGGTACACCATACCAACCAAAACATAGTCCAAAACCTAAAGCGGGTGAGGAAAGGGGTTTACCTGAATTCCTTAAATTTAGTAACTTAAATATACAGTTTAGAGATGAGTAAGTCAGTAAAACAAATTATGTCTCGTTTGAAAGAAGCGATTGAATATGATGGTCCTGAAAGAATGGATAGAGAAGTTGAAAGAAAAATTTCTAGCGGAGAAACTCCATTATCTGATAATCCTGCGTTACCTGGTAAAGAAGAAGACGAGTTTGACAATTCATTTGCGGAACTTGTAGCGTCTGAAAGATTTAAAGAGGTTGTTGAAAAAGTTAAAAGGTATACGGGTATGGAAAACATATCTGGGCAAAACGCATTTATGCAACTTCAGATGATGTTAATGCAAGCAGTACAGACAGTTAAGTCTATAGAGTCCAATAATGAAGGTTATTTAGAACAATTAGCAGTGGATTTAGTCAAACAAGAATTATCACTACCCGATGATGCGTTTCAATACGATGTAGAGTTACAATCAATGCCAGGTCAGATTGATACGTCTAAAATGATATCTGAACCTGAAGAGTTAGATGATGAAGAGGTACAACAACAGTTTGGTGTTGACGCTGATGAAGCGGAAGATGATTTAGAAAACTTCATGGCCGCCTTCGAAAAGTTTGATTTAGAAAAGGCGAAAAGAAGATTCATCAACTCGTTAATACAAGGGGCGTCTAAAAAAGGTCACTATATGTTCCATCTTGTTGAAGAACAATTAAATAATATCAATCCACAACTTTTAAACTTATATGGTGTTTTAATGTCTATTAATGATTTGTTATATTGGATTATGCCTGACCAAATGATTATGTCTGCCGCTGGTAGTGGTGAGGGTGTACAAGGTTCAGAAGAAATAGACGATACTACCGACCCGCCAACTATTAGAGCTAAAGGTTTGTTTTTTCCTGTATTGATACACGAACTTATTAAAGGTGTATATGAGGTATTAGGTACCGCGGGATTACCTGATGACCCTAAATCTGCTGAAATGGTTATGGGGCAAACAGATACATTACCATATGAAGTATGGGACTTAAGATTAGGTCCTGTTATATGGAGAAAGTTCACAGAGGCTTATCCTGAAAAACTTTATGAAGATGATATGAGAGAAATACAAAATTATCTTTTTTCACGTTTCTCAGCATTATCCACAGACGAATTCTTTGAGGTTGCGAGAATGATACTATCAGGTTCAGATGAAGGTAAACAATTAGTTTCAAAAATGGTTGACGAAATTATATCTGAATTAAAACAACAGGATTATGATGATGCGATGTCACAATACCGTGATGACGATGACGATGATATGGACTTAGATGACTTATTAGGTGATTTAGGTATTTCTTTAACATAAAACTTTATTAGAATGTCTATATGGCGTTAACAAAAGAAAAAGTATTATTAGAGTATGCGAGGTGTGTAAAAGACACCTCGTATGCGTTAAAAACATATCTACAAACATATGACAATACACAGTCAAAATATGTGCCTTTACAATTATTCCCAGACCAAGAAAGTTTAATAAATGACTATGATACTTACGAAGAAAATATAGCGCTTAAGTATAGACAGGCGGGTGTTTCAACAGTAACCTCGGCTTGGATATCTAAAAAATTAGTTACCGCATCAAAAACTAAACCCGAAAAGATTCTTATCATTGCAAATAAACTTGACACCTCTGTTGAGATGGCAAGTAAGATAAGAGCATTTATAGACCAATGGCCAAGTTGGTTTGGTATCAGTTTTTCAAACGAGAAAAATTCACAGAGACACTATAAATTAAATAATGGATGTGAAGTTAAATCTGTTGCAACATCTAAAGACGCACTTAGAGGTTATACACCTACAATCCTCGTATTTGATGAAGCTGCGTTTATTGAGGCAGATAACGATTTCTGGTCGGCTTGTATGGCCTCACTTTCTACAGGTGGTAAAGTAATCGTTATATCTACACCTAACGGTTTCGACCCAATCTATTATTCTATATATGACCAATCATTAAGAGGTATGAATGACTTTAAGATTACCGAGATGTTTTGGTATCGTGACCCTCGTTATGCTAAAGACTTAAAACTTATTAAGTGTAATGATATGGTTCATTATATGTTAAATAGAGAGGATTATAAGGACGAAGAGATAACTTTGGACTATTCTCACGTTGACCCCATGAAAAGGGATTTTGATGAAATTAAAAAACACTTTCTTGACGGTTACAAACCATATTCTACATGGTTTGAGGGTATGAGTAAAAAACTTAAATTTGACAGACGTAAGATTGCGCAGGAATTGGAGTGTAACTTCTTGGGTTCAGGTGATAACGTAATCCCTAATGATACAGTAGAAAAGATTAAGGAAAACTTTATCCGTGACCCCGAAAATAAGTTTATGGGAGGTGCGTTATGGCAATGGAAAGAACCTGTAGTGGGTCATAAATACATTATGGGTATTGATGTATCTCGTGGTGATAGTGAGGACTTTACTACGTTCTGTATTATAGATTTTGACGAAAGAGAGCAAGTCTTAGAATATTTGGGTAAGATACCACCCGATGTTGCTGCTGAGGTGGCATATAAATGGGCTACTATGTATTCAGCATTTATTGTAATTGATATTACTGGTGGTATGGGTGTATCTACTGCACGTAAACTACAGGAGATGAATTATAAGGACTTATATGTTGAGGGGACTAACTCGGCGGATAAGTGGAAGTACAACCCAAAAGCAATGGAGAAAATACCTGGACTTAACTTTAACTCAAAAAGAGTTCAGATTGTTGCTGCGTTTGAGGAAGCTTTAAGACATAACTTTATTGTGCGTTCCTCTCGTTTGATGAATGAGTTAAATACATTTGTTTATATAAATGGGAGACCTGACCACATTAAGGGTCAACATGACGACCTTATAATGGCAATGGCTATGGCGATATATGTTGGAGAAAGTTCATTTACACAACTTGAAAAAGTTACAGAACAAACCAAGGCAATGATGGAAAGTTGGATGGTTAATGAGACACCTGTAAAAAATAGTAATAAAGATTTTAATCCGGGAATACCTGTAATGCCAAATAACTATAATGACCATAGAAGACCTAATGGTTACACTCAAAAAGATTATCAAGATTATGGATGGTTATTTGGCGGAGGTAAGAGATAATCTTTAATTAATTCAAGTAAAGTTTATATTTATCTAAAAAAACGATGGCTGAGAATAATAATTATACGATATGGCAGAGACTAACAAGAGTATTTGGTCCCGACTCAACGTTAGACCAACAAGCACCTGTATATCAGTTTGACAAGAAACAGATATTAAAAACACCAGATAAAAAAGAATATGAAAGGGAAAAGTTACAAGCACAACAAACCTTATATCTGGGTCAACAATGGCATAAAATAGAGAATAATCTTTATACACAGGCGGTTTATTATGAGCCAACCAGATTAGCATCGTTTTATGATTATGAAAGTATGGAGTATACTCCTGAGATTTCTGCCGCTTTGGATATATACTCAGAGGAGAGTACAACACCGGATGAGGATGGATATATTCTCCAAATCTACTCTGAGAGTAAAAGAATAAAATCAGTTTTAGGTGACTTATTTAATAATAGATTAGATATAAATACTAACTTACCTATGTGGACACGTAATACTTGTAAGTATGGTGATAATTTTGTTTACCTTAAACTTAGTCCTGAAAAAGGTGTTATGGGTGTGCAGCAATTACCTAATATTGAGATTACACGTCAGGAAAGAGGTATGAAAATTAAACCTGAAAGAAACACCACAGAAACAGAAAATGACTCTTTGAAGTTTTTATGGCAAAATAAGGACATGGAGTTTAACACATGGGAAATTGCACACTTCAGATTATTAGGTGACGATAGAAAATTACCTTATGGTACGTCTATGTTAGAAAAGGGTAGACGTATATGGAAACAATTAATTTTGTCAGAGGATGCGATGTTAATATATCGAACCTCAAGAGCACCTGAAAGAAGAGTATTTAAAGTATTTGTTGGTAACATGGATGACAAAGATGTGGAACCATATGTAAACAGAGTCGCTAATAAATTTAAAAGGGACCAAATAGTTGATTCACAGAACGGTAATGTAGATTTACGTTACAACCAAATGGCTGTCGACCAAGATTACTTTATACCTGTTCGCGACCCGAATGCTCCAAACCCAATTGATACGTTACCTGGTGCACAGAACTTATCAGAGATTGCAGATATAGAGTATATCCAAAAGAAACTTCTTACGTCATTAAGAGTCCCTAAGGCTTTCTTAGGATTTGAGGAGGTTGTAGGTGATGGTAAAAATCTATCTTTACAGGATATTCGTTTCGCACGTACAATTAATAGAATTCAAAAATCTATGATACAAGAGTTGAATAAAATTGCAATTATTCACCTTTATCTTTTAGGTTTTGAGGATGAATTAGGTAACTTTACTTTAGGTCTTACTAATCCATCTACACAAGCAGACTTACTTAAAGTTGAACAATGGCAACAGAAAATTCAATTATATAGAGATGCGGTTACAGACCCAGGAAATGGTATATTACCTGTCTCATCATCTTGGGCTAAAAAACATATTCTTGGGTTTAGTGATGAAGAGATTAAACTTGATTTACAACAACAACGTATTGAAAAGGCAGTTGCGGGTGAACTAGAAAAAACCGCTGAGGTCATAACTAAAACAGGTATATTCGCTAATCTTGATAAGTTATATGGTAATAAACCTGGTGAAGGTGGAGATGCTGAAGGTGGAGAAACTACTGATGATGGAGGTATGGGTGATTTAGGTGGTGGAATGCCACCACCATCAGGCGGTGGTGACTTAGGTGGTGACTTAGGTGGTGACTTAGGTGGTGACTTAGGTGGTGGTGAAGGTGGTGAGACACCTCCTGAAGAAACTCCACCGGTGGAAAGATTTATAAGAAATAAAGATTTAGACTTACTCGTTGAAGACGATTTAATAAATGGAAAAAGTGTCTTAGACCTCTCAAAAGGAAGACAGTCTTTAGGCGAAATCGAAGACAAATTGAACGCATTACTAAAAGAGTGATATTTATAAAATAAAAATATTATGAATTTATTCGGAGTATTAAAAACTAAAATAGAAATTGTTTTAGAGAAAAGTTACGGAAAACCAGAATTTAAAGAAAATTTAAAAGGGTTTAAAAAACACATTTTAAAAAACAAAAATCTTTCTGAGGCATACTATCTTTATGATGAATTGTCTTCTAATAAAGGTTTAAATGAAAGTATTGTTGATGATTATATATCAGAATCTTTTACCCATTTAAAAGATATTATTGATAATAACATAAAAAAGATTGAGGAACTTAGTGAGTGGGTTAACAACTTACTTAAGGAGGATGTTGGGAACAGATATTCAGATATAGATAATCAAATTTATACTAAAAATATTGTTAGAAACTTAGAGTCTTTGTTAGAATCTAAACAAAGAATAAGAAAAACTCTATTAACAAAAAAAGTCGTATCAGAATCTAAAACAATTGACCTACCAATCTCTTCTATGATGGCAATCGCCAACAAAACACTTAATAAGGAAATACAAACATTAAGTGAAGAAGATAGAAAAGAGTTTTATTTCTATACTTCTCTAAAAGGTGAAAACTTATCAGAGGAAATAGAAAGAACTAAAAAACAAGTATTGGATAAATTACAAATAAATCTAAATGAATCTAATGATTTGGATTTAAAAGATAAAATTCAGAAAACAATAAACAAAATCAATGAGTCTAAACAAACATTAACCTCATTGTATAAACTAAAACAATTAGAAAAAGGATTATGAGTACAATTAAAGATTTCGTATTAAGAATTTACAATCTATGTAAAGATTGGATTGTTGCTAACGGTATTGAAGGTATCGTTGGTTTATTATTAGGTTTATTCCTATGGACTACAGGTCAAAAGATTTTCGCAGGTGTTGCCTTTGGTGTTTTCTTTACAAGAAACTGGGACCTTTTAAAGGGATGGGTTTTAAGTAAATTAAAATGAGAAAGTTCTTTATGTCCTTAATGGGTGATGTGGATGGTCAAAAATCATCAAAAAGAT